AGAGCCACACCCTCACCATCGACACCACAGACTCCACCGGCTCGGTGGTGATTCGCACCGGCAGCGTCAGCATCGAGGCCAGCGGCACGGTGAACGTCGAGGCCCAGGGCCAGGTGAGTATTACCGGCTCGACCGTCCACCTCAACCCATGAGTGCACCATGCCCCGCGTGATCTGCCTCGGCGACAGCGGCTCCCACGGCGGCCAGGTCAGCACTGCCAGCCCAGACGTGTGGGCCCAGGGGCGGCGCGTCGCGCGCGTGGGCGACACCTACGACTGCCCGGAGCACGGGCCCAACCCCATCACATCCGGCAGCCCGAACACCACCGCCAACGGCCAGGCGATCGCCCGTGTGGGGGACACCACCGCCTGCGGGGCTAGCCTGGTAGGCGGGGCCACGGCCACGTTCTGCAACTGAGGTGGATCGATGGCCGGCATGAGCCGCACCACTGGCGAAGCCCTCGGCGGGTTCGATCACCTCCGCCAGTCCATCCAGGACATCCTCACCACCCCGGTGGGCACGAGGGTCCATCGCCGCGACTATGGCTCGCTGCTCCCCTCGCTGGTCTCCGACATGCAGCAGGCGGTTGCCGATGCGCTCAACCGGTGGGAGCCGCGCCTTCGCCTGGAGCGAGTCCAGATCGATCGTGTCACCGCTGAGGGGCAGATTGAGCTGAGTCTGGTTGGCTACTATCTGCTCAACGGCCAGCGGGTCGCCATCGAGGGGCTGGTGATCTGATGAGCACGACTGCGATCGACTTCAGCTCACTGCCAGCGCCGGAGATCATCGAGCCGCTCGACTTCGAGCAGATCCTGCAGGCAATGATCGCCGACCTGCAGGCCCGCGACCCGAGTTACACCGAGATCCTGGAGAGCGACCCTGGGGTGAAGATCTTGGAGGTTGCCGCGGCCCGTGAGCTCATCCTGCGCCAGCGGATCAACGATGCCCTGCGGGCGACCCTGCTGCGGTTCGCCACCGTTGGCGACCTGGACAACCTGGCGGCGTTCTATGGCGTGACCCGGTTGGCGGGGGAGGCGGACGAAGGGCTGCGGACTCGCACCATCGAGCGGATCATGGGGAGCTCCAGCGCGGGAGGTGCCGCCTGGTATCGGTACCAGGCGCTGACGGCAAGCCCGCTGGTGCGCGATGCGCTGGTGTCGAGCCCGGCGGCGGGTGAGGTGCTGGTGTCGATCTGGTCCACGGAGGGAAATGGGACGGCCGATGCGGAGCTGCTGGCGTCCGTGGACGAGGTGGTGCAGAGCGACAGCGTCAGGGTGATCACCGATTACGTGACGGTGGCGAGCGCCACAATCGTGACGGTCCCGGTGACGGCGCAGGTGTGGCTCTACCCTGGCACCCCGATCGAAGTGTTCAACAGCTTGCAGGCGACGCTGACGTCCGCGTTTCTGGAGGCGGCGGGCCTGGGGTGGGACGTGACCCGCTCGTGGCTGATCGCCCGGCTGATGCTGCCGGGCGTGCAGCGTGTGGTGCTGTCAGCCCCGGCGGCAGATGTGGTGTGTGGGCCGGGCCAGGCGCCAGCCCTGGGGGCCATCACGCTGACGATGGCGGGCCGTGATCGATGAGCAGGTTCGACCTGCTGCCGCCGAACAGCACCCAGCTGGAACGCGACCTCTCGCGCGTCACCTCCAGCCTGGAGCGAACCGGCCGACCGGTGCCGATCATCCGCACGGCAAAGCGGATGGACATCCCGGACAGCGTGGTGCCGTGGCTGATCTTCGAGTATGGCCTGGGTGAGATCCTGCAGTATCTGGGCAACAACCAGCGGCGGGCACTGGAGGAGGGTGTGCTGTGGCAGCGGATACGCGGTACACCGGAATCGGTGCGGATCGCGCTGGGTTGGATCGGGATCGATGGCTACATCGAGGAGTCTGCCCGCGGCATGCAACGCTGGGCGGAGTACCAGCTGGGTCTGACTGCAGCGACGGCGGACGATGTGATCGACTCGATCGCGGGCGTTGCGCGTATCTCGTCGCCGGTGCGAAGCAGGCTGCAGCGGATCTACGCGGTCTACGACCGCCGCCGATTCGTCTTGAACAAGAGCTTGCTCAGCGGTGGCGACATGCTGAGCGATCACTCTGGCGTGCGTCTACGGCCAGATTGGCCGCAGATCAGCTACGGCAACATCGTGGTTGTATATGTGCGGCGAAGCACTGATGGAGTCGACATTAGTGGCGCTCACATGCAATCCGCTGGTGCGCTGATCAGGCAACGGAACAGGTTCATTCTAAATGAAACCAAGATTGGAGAATTGTGGCACAAGCCAAATTATCCGTTCGTGATGAGCGAGCAGATCGGCATCAGCGGAAAGTATGAAGGCCAGGTTGCTGGGTATTTCCTGCCGCTATCGATGATCCCGGCGGATGTGAACGTAATAGTGCACGTCGGGTTGGTGACGGAAGAGGGTGGATCTTATGTAAGTGCAAACCTTGTCGGGGCAGTATCTGTCGGACCTACTGAGATTGCGCCCAACTACTTGGATGTATGGCCAACCGTTGGGCCGTTGGTGTATGCAAGCGTGGCAGAGGAGATCATGCTGCCGCAGACCCCGACGCTGACACTGGCAGCGGACACTGGCGCCAGTGCAACGGATGGGGTGACCAGCAATCAGACGGTGAACGTCGGCAACCTGCAGCCGGTGTTCACATGGGAGTATTCGCTGAATGGCGGCACGACATGGACAATCGGCTCTGGGACGTCGTTTGTGCTGCCAGCTGGAAGCTACGCGAGCGGATCTATTGCCGCCAGGCAGCGTGACAACAGCGGAAACATCAGCACCGCCGCCACTTATCAGCAGGAGTTGTTGGTCTACGCGCCGTTTGTGATCCCATCCAATCCCAAGGTTGGCATCTTTGTAAGTGGAACACGGGGCCGCGCTGGATACGCCACAAGGATTCGCAGTCGCGTTAAGGATCCCTACTACTACCTTCAGGGTGGTTTCTGTCAGTTTCGATACGACCAACCAGCTGGGTCGTTTGGCTCATGGACAAATCTGCCATCACCACCGACAGGGTTGCGAGTCCAGACAACCACCGGCACTTGCCCAGCTGGGGCTCCTGGCCCGAACGTGGTGACTGTGTATGTTCAAATGGCAAACGGGCAAGAGCAAGACGTTTCCAATATAAATACGGGAGGTTTCTCTGGGATTGTGGGGCTAGCTTATGAATTTGAATTTGATACCACCGACCCTAAGCCGGGGGCGATTCCATGATGATCAGGCCATTCCGATCCATGCTTGCTAAGATCGCAGACGACACGGGGACACCATGGCCGCGATCCTGACCAGCAGCGGGCGCATCGCCATCGCGACCGCCCTCAAGGCCCGCCCTGCCTTCCATTGCGCCTGGGGCAGTGGCGACGCCAGCTGGGGGAACAGTCCACCTGGGCCGCCGAACAACGCCACGGCGCTGGTGGCCGAGATCGCCAGGCGCAAAGCCACCCTGGTGGAGTTCTGCGCACCGGTAGCGTCGGGGGCGACCGGGACGATCGTGGTCCCCGAGGGCCAGTTCAACGTCTCCGTCACCCCCACCAGCTTCCTCTACTTCAAGTTCCAGTTCGAGTTCGCGGACGCTGCCACCAGCACCATCCGAGAGCTGGCCATCTTCATGGACACCGTCGCCGCGGTTGGTGTCCCAGCAGGCCAGGTCTACCTCTTGCCGGCTGACGTGACCAACCCTGGCACCATGCTGGCGCTGGAGCGGCGGGCACCGATCGTGCGGTCCGCCACCACTCGGCAGCTGTTCGAGTTCGTGCTGGAGCTCTGACGATGACTCTGACCCTGCCCAGCGACTACCACAACCGCTTCGATCCGGCGGATCGCTACGACGAGCTCCTGTTCCGCGCCCAGAAGGGGTTGCAGAACAGCGAGCTCAACGAGATCCAGAGCACGATCGTCGACCGCCTCCGCCGCATCGCTGATGCGATGTTCCGCGATGGCGCGGTGATCAGCGGCACACCGCCCACCATCAACAACACTGGCCAGGCCAGCTGTCCGCTCAGCTTGATCTACCTGCGCGGGGCCGTGCGCGAGGTGCAGGCCCGCACGTTCACGATCCCCACCACAGGCCTGGTACGGATCGGCGTCTACCTCCTCGAGGAGGTGGTGACCGAGCTGCAGGATCCCACCCTGCGGGATCCCGCACCCCAAACCGTCAACTACGGTGAACCTGGCGCCGCTCGTCTCCGCGTCACCACCACATGGGGCCGCGAGGGCGACGGCAGCACCGGCCTGTTCTACAGCATCTATACCATCGTCGATGGCGCCCTGCTCAACCAGGGAGGTGGTAACACCAGCGATGCCTTCTCCGAGGCTCTAGCCCGGTACGACAGGGAGTCCAACGGCAACTACATCGTGTCCGGCCTGAGCGTCACCGCCCTTGGTCTGGCCGCTGGCGTCAACCCGTTTAGTGTGAGAGAAGGGGTCGGCAACATCTTCGGCTACAAGGTCGACAAGCCCACATCCACCCGCCTGGTCTACGCCGAGGATCCCGATCTGGAGCTGGTTGACGCCGAGCCCGACACCTTCACCGGCACCACCGGCGGCACCGCCACCATCCAGCTGAACCGCACCCCGCTCGATGCCGTGGTGGAGGTGGTGATCGTTCGGGAGAAGAGCGTCACCATCACCCGTGGCGGGTTCTCTGGTGGCCAGGACACCCTGCCCGACGTGTCGGTGCTGAGCATCCAGTCGGTGACCCAGGGCGGCACCACCTACGTGGCGAACACCAGCTACTTCCTGAACGGCGACAAGGTCGACTGGTCCCCGGCGGGCCCTGAGCCATCGCCAGGCAGCACCTACAGCATCACCTACCGCTACCTGGGGAACGTCACCCCCGACAGCGTGAACCTCCAGGCCGGCACCATGGTGATCACCGGCGCGGTCAACGACAGCCTGGTGCTCACCGACTACCGCTGGAAGCTGCCCCGGATCGATCGGCTGTGCATCGACCGCGACGGCAACTTCACCCGGGTGAAGGGGGTCTCGTCGCGCTTCACCGTGCTGCCCCCGGCGGTGCCAGCCAACCTGTTGAGCCTGGCGACGATCCGTCACCAGTGGGGCCTCACCCCCGTGGTGGAGAACGATGGGATCCGGGCGATCCCGTTCGACCAGCTGGAGCGGATGCGCTCGCTGATCGTTGACCTGTTCGACCTGGTGGCCCTTGAGCAGCTGCGGAACGACATCAGCAGCCGCGAGCCGAGCGCAAAGCGCGGTACTTTCGTCGACCCGTTCCTGGACGACGACATGCGGGACCAGGGCCTGGCGCAGGATGCGGCGATCGTGGCCGGCACCTTGCAGCTGCCGATCGTGCCCACCGTCTACGACGCAGCCACCAACAACACCCAGGACCAACTGCTGCCCTACACCGAGGAGGTGATCCTGTCGCAGCCGCAGCGGACCGGCAGCAGCGCGATCAATCCCTACGCCGCGTTCGATCCAATCCCGGCGGCCATCACCCTGTCCCCGGCGGTGGATCGGTTCACGGAGATCAACACCATCTGGACATCGCCGGTAACTCGGCGAGTGGTGTCGGAGGGTATTGGCTTTTTTGAGAGGTTCGACAACGGCCGCATCGGCCGGGACGAGCTGCTAAGAGAATCGGAGCAGCCGGCGGAGTTCCTCCGCCAGATTCGGATCAACTTCACCGTCGCCGGCTTTAAGTCCGGCGAAACGCTCACCCAGGTCCTGTTCGACGGGATCAACGTCACCCCCCCCTAAGCCATGCCACTCACCGCCAACGGATCTGGACAGATCACGGGGTCGTTCATGATCCCGGCCAATGTGCCGACCGGCGTCAAGCGCGTCGCGTTCATGGGCGGCCAGGGCAGTTTCGGTGCTGCCCAGTTCGTGGGGGAGGGCACGATCCTCAACCGCACGCAGCAGCGGGTCACCTTCGTTATCCGGCGCGTCGACCCGCTGGCGCAAACGTTCCGGCTCGACACTGGCCGATTCGTCACCGCGATCGAATTCTGGTTCACCGCCAAGGGCTCCAGCTCCAACAACGTGGTGCTGGAAATCCGGGAGACGGAGCTGGGCCTGCCGAACATGACCGGCTTGGCGGAGGGCATCCTGCAGGGCAGCGCCATTACCGTAGGCGCCTGGAACAAGATCACCCTGACGAGGCCGGTCTACCTGGAGGCCGGCCTCGAGTTTGCGATGGTGTTGCTGACCGATGATCCGACCCATGCGGTGGCGCTGGCGGAGCTGGGCAAGTTCGACGCGGTGGCCAACCGGTTGGTCACCAGCCAGCCGTACACCATCGGCACCATGCTGAAGTCCAGCAACGCCACCACCTGGACGCCGGAGCAGGCCGCCGACCTCGCGTTCCGCATCTACGGCGCCTCGTTCACCAGCGCCACCCGCACCGTGGACCTGGGCCCCGTTCGCGGGGCGGTGATCACCAGCCTGACCCGTTCCGGGTCGACGGCTACCGCGATCTGCGATCAGCCGCACCGGCTTACGACCGGCATGGCAGCGGTGGTGAGCGGCGCAGTGCAGAGCGCCTACAACGGCCGGCAGGTGGTGACCGTCACCGGCCCCTCCTCATTCACCTTCACGGTGGCCGGCAACCCCGTCACCCCCGCCACCGGCACCATTCTCGTGGCCGTGGGCGACACCACCGACCTGGTGGTGATGGCCGGGGTGCAGAGGGTCAGCAGCGTCACCGACGTGGAGTTCGTCTTCGAGCAGCCCGACGGGACCCAGACGCGCGGTGGCGACAATGCGCTGATCCAGCTGGTGGCAAACCTGAACGATCCGCTGACCCTGTCGGCGGTGCTGCGGGGCACTTCCACCCTGAGCCCGGTGTTGTTCGCCGGAACCCAGGTGCTACTGGGCAACCTGGGCGAGTCAGCGCAGTATTCCAGCAGGGCGGTGCCCTGCGCTGCGGGCGCGCGCGTGAGCGTGACGTTCGAGGCACTGCTGCCCAGCAGCTCCGGCGTGCAGGTTGAATTGCAGACAAGTACCGGATCGTGGCAAGTGGTTGCCGTCACCACGGCGACACCGGTGGGCGCCGGCTGGACGGAGTACATCTACACGGTCGCCAGCTTCACGGCAGGCGGCACCACAACCCGCTGTCGCCTCGCCCTGACCGGCACTGCAGCGGGCCGGCCGCATGTGCGCAAGCTCCGCATGGTGGTGATCTGATATGCCGATCGACGACCGGACACCGGGGCGCAGCTACCAGCTGCCGAACCTCCTGAACCTGCTGGTGGAGGACTGGCCGCGCCTACGCGCGGCGCTGATGGCCATCGATGAGGACATCAGCGCCAGGCCCACGCTGACAGTGGTGAATCAGCTCATCTCAGACCGGCCCACGCTGACAGTGGTGAATCAGCTCATCTCAGACGTGATCGCTGGCAGCCCTGAGGCACTGAATACACTGAATGAGCTGGCCGCAGCGCTTGGCGATGACGCTAACTTCGCTGGGACGTTGACGAACTTGCTGGCGCTCAAGTCGCCGCTCGCCAGCCCTACTTTCACTGGCACGCCAACTGCCCCGACAGCACCCGTCGGCACCAACACCACGCAATTGGCGACGACGGCATTTGTCATCGGTCAGGGCTACGCGCCAATAGAAAGTCCAGCATTCACCGGATCTCCGCAGTTCCTGAGCATCAACAACGGTCCGCTCGCAGGTTTCAGGAACGCCATTATCAATGGCAACTTCGACGTGTGGCAGCAAGCCACCAGCCATTCGACGGCCGGCTATGGCAGTGCCGATCGGTGGAATAATGACAGGGTCGGGAGTGGCTGCACTATCAGCCGGCAAATCTTTCCGCTTGGACAGACCGAAGTACCCGGCAACCCCAAATACTTCTGCCGGGCCGTAGTCTCATCTTCCGCTGCTTCCGCAAACTACTCAGCGCTGCAACAGCGCATCGAAGGCGTCAACACCTTTGCTGGTCAGACAATCACGGTGCGATTTTGGGCCAAAGCTGATGCCGCGCGCCCGATCGCAATAGAGCTGGTTCAGAACTTTGGCACTGGCGGTTCGCCCAGCGCGAGCGTCGTTGCCCTTGCCGTGACGAAGGTGGCTCTAGGCACTGCCTGGCAAGATGTGCGGCTGACAGCAACGCTGCCATCTATCAGCGGGAAGACCCTGGGAACTAACAACGACGACTCGCTGGCGCTGTTGATTTGGTTTGATGCCGGCAGCGACTTCAACGCCCGCACCAACTCCCTGGGCCAGCAGTCCGGTACGTTTGACATCGCGCAGTTGCAGGTTGAGCTTGGACTTGTCGCTACTCCATTCGAGCGCCGACCAGTTGTAACAGAGCTAAGCCTGTGCAAGCGCTACGGCCAGTGGGTGCCGTTCAACATGAGGTATGCCACAGGCATGGCAGCGGCGGAGGCGGCGCTGACCTGGCCTGAGATGCGGAGAACACCCGTTGTTGGCAGCCTTGTTGCAGAT